CTAAGGGGGTTGTATTGTGATCATCGACCTGTCGAGCGCCGGAACCCAGACCCAGCTTGCTGAGTTGGTCGGGGTATCTCAGCAGGCCATCAGCCAGACGGGCATTGAATCGGGCCCTCTTGGTCAAATGCTGCTCGATTACTGCTGCCGCCTTCGCGAGGTTGCAGCCGGTCGGGCCGCCGGCGGCTCGCTGGATTTGGCCTCCGAGCGGGCCTTGCTGGCGCGAGAGCAGCGCCTGGGGCTGGAGATCAAGAACGCGACCCTGCGAGGCGAGTACGCCTCTGTGAGGTTGCTGGCCGAGGTTCTCGCGACGGCCAGCCAGGCGGTGTCGGAGCGGTTTGACCACTTGCCGGGCGTGCTGCGCAAGGTGCTTCCCGACATGGAGGAGGCGCAGCGCGACCAAATCCTGGCCGTGATCGCCGATGCACGCAACGAATGGGTCAGAGCCACAGCCGAGCTTGTGGCCGTGCGCCTGGACGACTCCGACGACGACTCTGACGACTCGGTGTACACCGATGAAGCTGGAAGCTGAAACGCTCAAGGCCATCTTGGCTGCAGTGACTGCGGGGCTTGAGCCGCTCAAGACCTTCCGGCCGTTGCCCCTGAGCGCATGGGCTGAGCAAGAGTTTCACCTGAGCGCTGAGGCGTCACACCAGCAGGGCCGGTGGAAGGCGTTCCCTTTCCAGCCCGGCTGGATGGATGCCTTCAGCAACGACGACATCGAGGAGGTGGACGTCCGCAAGAGCAAGCGGGTTGGCTACACCAAGACCCTTGTGGCGTTCATCGCCTACAACATCGCGCACCGCAAGCGCAAGCAAGCCTTGTGGCAACCCACAGACGACGATCGCGACAGCTTCGTGAAGTCCGAAGTCGACCCGATGCTGCGCGATGTGAAGGCGGTGCAGCCGTACAAGCTTCCGGGCAAAGAGGACACCCTAAAGCTCAAGTCGTTCTTGGGCAGTGTGCTGCATACGCTGGGCGGCAAGGCAGCTCGCGCGTACCGCCGGATCACGGTGGCGGTTTCTATGCTCGATGAGGCCAGTGCGTTTGACACCGTCGTTGAGAAGTCGGTCAACCCGGTCGAGGGCGCCCGCGGCCGCCTGGAGGGCGCACCGTTCCCGAAGTTGATCGTCGGCAGCACGCCGCGCATCAAGGGCATCGACCACATCGAGGATCGCGAGCGTCACGCCCAGGCCGTCATGCGCTACCAGATCGCGTGCCTGCACTGCGGCGCTGAGCACCCATTGCAATGGGGCAGCAAGAAGGTACAGCACGGCATGAAGGGCGGCGGCCTTGGCGGTGACACCGGCCCGGTTCGCCATGTCTGCCCTCATTGCCGCGGCTCGATCACACAAGGGCAGTACCTGGCGGTGTATGGCAACGGCGCCTGGGTGTCTGACTGCGGACTCTTTCGGTACGGCCAAGACCGGACATGGCGCGACGAAAGCGGTCAACCCTGCCGCCCGCCACGCCATGTGGCGTTTGTGATCTGGGCAGCTTACAGCCCCCAGCGCGATTGGTCGGACATCGTTCGCGAGTTCCTGGAGGCCAAGCAAAAGGCAGAAGAAGGCGAGAACGGCTCGCTGATGACTTTTGTCAACGAGACGCTGGGCGAGTACTGGGAGGAAAAACTTGAGAAGGCCGACGAGCACGAGCTGCAACGCCGCGCCGAGTCGTATCCGCTGGGCACAGTGCCTTGGGGCGGCCTGGTACTGGTGGCTGGCGTCGATGTGCAGGACGATCGCTTTGAGGTCGTGGTGTGGGCCATCGGACGCGGCGAGGAAATGTGGGCAGTGGACTACACCGTGATTCCCGCAAACCCCGCAGACGAGCGCGAGTGGGAAGAGAAGCTCGACCCCTACCTGAAGCGCGACTTCGTGCATGCCGGTGGCCAGAGCCTGCAGATCGAGGCCGCCGGCGTGGACACCGGTGGCCACTACACCCACCAGGCCTACAACTTCTGCCGCAAACGCGAGGCCAGGCGCGTCTACGCGGTCAAGGGCGACAGCCAGCCCACCAAGATGGTCAAGTCACGTTCGTCGCTGCAGGACGTCAATCATCGCGGCAAGGTGCTCAAGCGCGGAGTGCGGCTGTGGTTCGTAGGTACCGACACCGCAAAAGACCTGCTGCACGGCCGCCTGCAGGTGACCCAGCCGGGGCCCGGGTATGTGCACTTCAGCAGGGATTTGCCGCCGCAGTTCTACAGCGGCCTGACTGCCGAGGTCCGTGCTCCGTCTAAGGTTGCCGGCGGGGTGCAGTACCGGTGGGTAAACCCACAACGCAGGCGTAACGAACCGCTGGACTGCACGGTGTACGGCGGCATCTTCTGTGCGCACATGCTGAATCTGCACACCAAGACTGCTCGCGAGTGGGATCGCCTCGAGGCTGCGGTCCAGCCGGCCACAGGCGACCTGTTTACCAGCCCGACCAGCAATGACAGCCGTGCTGAGCAGACCAAGTCGACGCCAACGGCTGCCCCTGCAGCTCTAGTCTTACGAGGCGGTCGTATTGGTCTGGGCGGCCTGCGTCGAGCGAGCGCCTGATGCCGGGGGACGCATTTTTCAAGGAGCCCGATCTGCTCCAGGTCGTGCTGCTGCGTGTCCGTGAGCGGCTGACGGACCTCAGCGACCAGACGCTTCGTGAGATCGAGGCCGACATCCGTGCCGCTCATGGCGGGGAGCGCGTGCGAATCGCCAAGCGCAGACCCCATCTCACCTCCCAGGAGCGCCAGGAGCTTGTGTCTCAAGCCCTTGGCCCGGAGCCAGATGAGATCGTCACGCAACGGTTCGGGATCCATCGATCCACGCTGTATCGGGCACTCAAGCGATAGCGGGCCCGTTGTCGCAATTTGGCCTAGTTTTAAGCAAGGGCGCAGCCTAGAGTGACCACATCGGGCTTTGCGCCCGTTTGCTGATCGGACCCATGCCCGCCTACACCCTCGAACAAGCTCAGGCCCAGCTGGACGCGTGGCTCAAGGCGAGCCTCGCAGCTGCTACGAACAAAAGCTATGAGATCGCTGGCCGGCGACTGACCCGCCAGGACGCTGCAGAGATCCAGCGCCAGGTGGAATATTGGTCGCGCGAAGTGCAGTTGCTGCGTCTCGCCGGCGCCGGGCGTTCTAGGGCCCGAACCATGCGAGTGCTGTAAGCGTGACGAAGCAATCGATCAGTGCTGAGCAGCTCGAGGCGCTGCGCAAGTTGGGCCAACAGCAAAACCTGCTGGATAAGGCCATCACCTATGTCTCGCCAACCCTTGGGGCCCGCCGTCTGGCCGCACGGGCACAGCTGGCTATGGTCGGCGGCTACACGGGAGCGAGGATCGACCGCGCCACGCTGGCATCGTGGCGTCCTGGTGCCGGATCCGCCACTGCGGACATCATCCGTGATTTGCCGATGCTGCGGGAGCGCAGCCGTGACCAGATGCGCAATGCCCCGGTGGCCTGCGGCGCTCTTGAGTCCACCGTGACTCATGTCGTCGGCACTGGACTGACGTGCAAACCGACGATCAATCCGACCTGGCTTGGCCTGACACCTGAGCAGGCGCGGGCTTGGGAGGACGATGCGCACAGGCGCTTTGTTGCCTGGGCGGCGTCTGTTGACTGCACGGTCAACCGCCGATTGAACTTCTTCGGCAGCTAGCGCTGCAGCTGGTCGAGGCCGACCGCGTGTGCAACCCCGGGCGCCGTGGGAATACACCAACCCTGATCGACGGCATTGAGCTCGATGCGGACTCAGGAGAGCCGCTCGTGGCCCACATCGCGAGGCATCACCCTGGAGATCCGATCGTCAGCAATCAGGAGTGGCAGGCCCGCACGTTTCGTGGCGCGGCCACGGGTCGGCCCAACGTGCTGCAGATCATGCGCCACTTGCGGCCCGACCAGGTGCGCGGGGTGCCTTGGGTTGCGCCAATCCTGGAGCCGCTGAAGCAAATCAACCGGTACACCGATGCGGAGCTCAACTCCGCAGTGACCAACGCCATCTTTAGCGTGTTCATCAAGATGGACCCCAACGCGTTCCAGGACATCTTCGAAGATGATGCGCGTGAGTCGATCGTCAAGCAGGCCACCAGCTGGAGTGGCGAGATGGAGAGCGGCAAGGCCGTTAACCTGCTGCCCGGCGAAAGCATTGAGTCAGCTACCCCCGGGCGCCCGAACGCGCAATTCGATCCGTTCCTGACCAGTGTGCTCCGACAAATCGGCATGGCGCTGCAGCTGCCGTACGAGGTGCTGGTGATGCACTTTCAGAGCTCCTACTCGGCAGCTCGCGGCGCACTGTTGATGGCATGGAGGACGTTCCGTGCGTGGCGCGATCTGCTTTCCACTCAACTGTGCCAGCCGGTGTACGAGCTGTGGCTGTCCAAGGAAGTAGCTGAGGGACGCATCCGTGCGCCTGGGTTCTTCAACGATCCGATCACCCGCGCAGCCTGGTGCTCAGCCCAGTGGATTGGGGACGGCCCCGGCAGCATCGATCCGGCCAAGGAAGTCGCTGCAGCCGCCTCCCGCGTCGATCTGGGCATCAGCACGCTCGATGCGGAGAGCATCCTGCACGACGGCATTCCCTGGGCTGACAAGGAGCGCCAACGCGCAATCGAAGTGCAGACCCAGACGGCCAACGGGACACTGCCGGCTGCGCGTATAGCGGCAACCCAGCCGGTCACTTCCTCAGCAGGCCGCACGAATGGCTCTGGTGGCGACGAGGACGAAAGCCAAGACGAAGAAGAGTAGGCCAAGCGCACTGCTCGCGCCGTCAGACTTTGTCTGGACTTGTCGCAATTTGGCCTAGTTTTTGAAGTCTCGCATCGGCACGATGCGAAGCATGAAATTGCTCGACATCGTCAACTCTGCATGGGCCATTGAGCCCTCAAAGCTGCAGGAGATCGCGGGCATCTACGCCACTCACCTCCGAGGCGAAAAGATCGATGTCGCCTCAGTCGAGGCTCGACTGGGTAGGCCGCTGGCCAACGAGTCCCGGCCGTACGAAATCCTTGACGGGGTGGCCGTGATCTCCATCGAGGGGGTGATGGCCAAGCGGGCCAACCTGATGATGCAGATCAGCGGCGGCGTCAGCACTCAACTGATTGCCCGAGACCTCCGGGCTGCGGCTGATGATCCGGCCGTGCACAGCATCATCTTGTCTATCGATAGCCCCGGTGGCACGGTGGACGGCACGCAGACACTGGCCGATCTGGTCGCGCAGATCAACACGACCAAGCC